GTCAATAAAAATCAATGGAAAGTGAATTATTTATACAGGCTTAAGCAGTTATGTGATAAAGATTTAGAATCTTTATATGCTAACAAACTAGAGCCAGAATACAAGGAGAGAGAAGTGAAACGTATATCTTTAAAAGATTATATTGCCTATATAGGCAACGCTGGAGCAGCAAAATTATTTGAATGCTCTGAAGCAACAGCAAAGTCCTGGAGATATGGTAGGCGTCAACCTTCTATAAAACAGGCTAAAAAGATAATCAAAGCAGCAGACGGAAAGCTAGACTTTGAATCTATCTATGGACCACTTGAAACTACTTTTGAAGAATAACAGAAGTGTTCAACGTCAAAGCAACAGCAGAAGACTCTGCGTTGGATTTAGCGCTTGCCTATGCAGAATCAGGCTTTAGTGTAGTACCTTTACTACGTCATAACAAAGTCCCTCCAAGAGAACTTGGAAGCTGGGAAAGATTCAAGAGCGAACAACCAACGACAGAAGAGATAACTAAATGGTTTCAAGGCCGCGATGATTTAGTCGTAGCTTTAGTGACTGGTAAGTTTTTAGTTATAGATGCAGATACCCCAGAAGCAGTCACGTGGGCTGCAAATAATTTACCTGTTACACCTTTAAAGGTAGCTACTGGTAAGGGTATGCACTATTACTATAACAACCCAGAAAATTTTACAACTTATGTCGCTCGTAGAGTTACTGGTTATGACCCAGAAAAACTCATTGATATAAGAGGCGTTGGTGGCTTGATTATTGCCCCCTATAATATTCATGCTACTGGCGCCATCTATGAACCACAAGTAATACCAGGTTGGGAATTGCATGATACAGGTGACTTGCCAGACTTCTCTCGTGAAGACTGGGTAAAGGTAACTGGCGCAGACAAGATTAACGGCAAACCTATAGCGACACCTCTCTCCCTTGAAGCCGCCGCTGAAGGAAGCCGTAATGATACTGCAGCTAGACTGGCAGGTTATCTGATTGCCAAAGGATTGAATACAGACTTTACTCAATTCTTTTTGCAGTCTTGGAATAGAGGCAACAAACCACCTTTAGAAGATTCAGAGATAGCTACAACTGTAAGTTCTATTATGAGAACCCATGAGCGTAAGAATCAAGCTGCTCCTAGTTACATATCTAAAAACAGGATAATAAAAGAACCAAGTGAGTTGTATAACCCTCCAGGAATTATTAAGGACATCTATGAATATTCAGAGCAAATAGCTCAAATATCTCAGCCAGGATTAAGCCTGCAGTCAGCCTTGGGTGTAGGTTCAGTTGCTGCTGGTCGTATGTATAAATCAGATATGAATAACTTTTCATCTTTGTATTTTATGTGTATTGCAAAATCTGGTCAGGGTAAAGAAAATACTAAGACAGTTATTGAGTCTGTGTTAGATAGTTCTGGCCATGTAGATTTGATGGCTGGAGATGGCTATACATCAAGTGGAGCTGTCTATAGTTTGTTGCGACACAAACCGACGCACATAACTGTAATGGACGAGTTTGGTAAAAGATTAGAAAGTATAGCCAAGTCATCCAACTCTAATAAAGAAGACGCCCTGCAAGCTCTGATGGAAGCCTGGGGTCGTTGTCACGGTACTATCAGACCTGATAACTACTCTTTAATGAATATGTCTAGCAAGCAACAACAAGAAGCTATGGATAGGTCAACAATTAAACCAGCTATAACACTTATGGGTATGAGTGTTCCAAAGAATTTTTACGGTGCTTTATCTACAGGCAGAATTGTAGATGGATTTTTAAATAGGTTTATTGTTGTTGAATCCAAACTTCCTAGAGTTGTAGGTAGGATGGTTCCATTTAGAGAACCTTCTCATGCTATATGTGAGTGGGTTAGAAAGATGCGAGAGACTAAGAATGAAATGGAAGAGCTTGCTAAGAACAACTCAGAGATGGATTTTAGACAACGTGTTCTTACTTTTGATAGTGAAAGTAAAGACTTATTAACCAAGCTTGCATACAAATTAATAGAAGAACAAGACGCTCTAGAGAAAGATGGACTAGAAGTATTGCTATCTAGAACTAGAGAAAAGGCTATGAGATTAGCTTTGATATGCGCTTTAGCGGATGACCATAAGACCAATATTATTAGGAGTGATATAACTAAGTGGGCAATTGATTATGTTTATTACTATGACCAATTACTTGTAGATAACTGTGAAGACAAAGTTGCAGGCTCAGAGACAGAAAGCAAGATAAAACAAGTCTTAAGCTTTATTAGGTCGCAAGGAGATATAGGTATCAGTAAGCGTGATATAGATAGGCGTGAAATATTTAGAAGTATGAAGTCATACGAGGTAAAAGAAATTATAGAAAGACTGAAGAACTCTGGAGAAATCCAAGAGAAAGATGTTAAGACTAAAACTACAGGCAGGCCAACAAAACGTATTGTTGCGATTGACCCTGAGTTCTTTGATGATTAAAGGAGTGGAGTATGAATCCAAAACCAAAGATGGAAACAATAAGCGACCAGAAACGCGAGGAGCGTGTAGCTGGTTTTATAGAAGGATTGTGGGATGTTAGGTGCAACAAGCTACCAGTATCTTACGGACTAGATTACTGGTGCGAAAGTAGTGACTCTTGCTTTTGGCTAGAAGTTAAATGTCGTAGTTTCGGTATAGATAGGTATGACACTTTATTACTTAGCACCTCTAAATTAAGAATGGGTGCAGCTTTGTCTTTAGCTACTGGCCATCCTTTTGTCCTGGTATTTGCTATGACTGATAGCGTTTACTCACATACTTGGAAAGCAGGCAAAGAGTATGACGTTAGATTCGGTACGATAGCAGAGCCTATTTACGAAGAAGACTCAGAGCCATACGTTCACTTAAGTAAAGATGAAATGACTTGTCTATCAGAACACCCGCTAGGATTTGATAGAGAAGAAATGGGTTTAACTTATAATAAAAAGAGTTAGGCCAGTCTGCCTAGACTTTCAGCAATACTCTCGTTGGCTGGATTTCCACCTAATAAGCTTCTGTTAATGGGTGCTTGATTTTGAGCGCTTAAATTTGCTGGAATAATATCTGGTAAATCTGGTACAGATGCTTTGATTGGTTTTGCTATTTGTTCTACCTGTCCTCTCAATTCTTCTGCGACAGATTGATTTTCTGGAGATTCTACTTGCTTTCTAAGTTCTTCCATAATACCAGCTTCTGCTTGTCCTGCCTCTTCTTGTATACTTTGAGCTGCAGTTAATCTTAAAGCTTTTTCAAAAGCATCTATTACTTGTAAAGTTGAACTTGTATCTGTTCTTGCCATAAGTCTAACAATTTTTGGGTTAGACATAACGTTTGCAAAAACTTTTAAACCAACAATAGTTGGAAGTAAAGATATATTAAGAGCTTGCGCACCGATAGCTCCAGCAACAATACCACCAGCTGTTAATCCTTTAGAAGCTCCTACTTGTAAATCCAATGATTGTTGGAATGCTTTAAATGCAAGCAACTGGTCTTTACCAAACATTGCCTCAAGAGTTTCATCTCCGTATGATTCCATAGCATTTTTAAATTGATTAGGTTTAAAAATATCTGTAAGTTTTGCTGTTGATTTTAGCGAACCAACACTAACAGCATCAGTAAGTAATTGTCCTAAAGCATTTTCTCTAACTTTAGCAAAAGTTGCTGGTTCTAAAGTATTTTTTAAGTAGTTAATATCTACAGCAGATTGAGGTCTAAATATAGAAGCTACAATTCTTTCTGGAGTTTCTTGATTAACAGTCTTCATAAATGCAGACTTAGAAAGTTTTTCTGCATCTGCTGCTAATACTGCTTTATCTCTCAGTGTTTTTAGAAGAACGTTTGCTGTATCTAATTCAGGATAATCTGCAATCATTTTTTGCGCATCAAAACCTTTATCTCCTGGAAAAAAATCAGGTTCTCTTCCTTCTATTTGCGCTCGAGTTCTTTGTTGAGATGGCTTTGCCATTACAAATTGAGATGGGTCTTCGTCCAAAGCTCTAAAGAAATTGTCTAAATCTTTTTTATTTATTTTTGGATTTAACCTAGTTATCTCTCTTAGCAATTGTATGTTTTGTTCATACTTGGCTCCAAACAAAGGTCTTAAAGTGTCTTCATATTTTAAGATGTTTGTACTAAATTGCGCTGGTTTTAATAGTCCTGTTGTTTGGTCGGTGCTTTTTTTAATAACATTTTGCATTAATAATTTAGCCATTTTCCCTCTAAACATATCTTTTTGGCCTGGAGCTATGTTTGACAAAATCTGGTCAACAATTCTAGAGTTGTTTGGGCCATCTATAAAAGCAAACATTTCATCTGGATTGCCCTGTCCTTTGTTAAATTTAATATCATTAATAACTTTTTGAGCTATGGTGTTATCAAATTTTTGCATTCCTTTTTTATATTCTTCTTTGGCTTTTCCAAATGCCTTTGCTGCATTCATGGCAGCTGTTTTATTTGCTCCCTCTACTCCCGCAAAAGCTCCTTTGCTTAAAAAAGCTTTTCCACTAGCAATATCTTTAAATAGATTATTTATTTCTTCAGATACTTCTTTCATTACCCTGTAGCTTGTTCCGCTTGTAGCACCTTTTTGACCTAATACGCTTAACAATGACTTAACTTCACTTTGAGCTTTTATTAATTGTTCTAAGTTTTCAATGTTTCCACCCTCTGCAAGTTCTTTTAAATAAGTAACTGGTTTTCCTTGATATTTAAACAATACATCCTCAACGTCTGCTCTATTTAATATTTCTTTAAATACGCTACTGTAAGCTTTGACTTGATTCTGTATTGCTGGCATAGCTCCTGCCTCTGCTAATGCCTTGTCAGATGCTGCATATAATTTATTTTTACTTGTATGCCAAGTTTTGTAAGATGACCCAATTGAATCCATGAGTTCTCTTTTTAAAGCAGACCCAGAAACTTCTCCTAGGCCTTGAACTGTATTCATTTCGTTTAACATCTTCTTTAAAAGTTGGTCTAACTTTTGGTCAGAAAGATTCATTGCTTTATCAAATGCAGTAGTGGCAGCTTTTAATTCCTGTCCAGCAACCTTACCTACTGCCCCAGCAGAAATAAAATCATCTATAGTAGCGTCTGCATTTCCTATAGATTTAAAGAAATCATCCATTTGAGCTACCAAGTTTGCACTTGCTCTTTTTTCTCTTGCACTTGCACCTGTTACTGCTTCAGCAATAGACTGACCTCTTGATGGAATAGTTCTTCCCAAAGCTGCTTGGGTAACAATACCTCTTGGAAACTTAGGTTTTATTTTTTGTTGTTTAAATTCTTTTAAAACTTCTTTTCTAGTAGCCTTAAAATTAGGGTCGGTTATATTTTTTTTAACTGCTATTTGTGCGTCTACCTTGGCTACATCTCCTAAATCGTAACCATCCATAATAAAACGAGAATCTCTTACGTTACCGTTTGTTGCCGTTCTACCAAAATACGTTTTAAATATACCGCCTAAAACTTCTGCAGCACCTTGAGCAACGGTACCAAGAATTACCTCGTCTTTTACCATTTTCCCTACTTCTTCTTCGTTTTGTAGCTGCACGCCTCTAGCAATCTCGTTTGATTCTTCTGCTGCTTTACCAATACCAGAACCAGCTCCAACTAACAAAGCTCTTCCTACTCTAGAGTCTAAAGCTCCTCTTAACCATTTCACACCTCTAAGGTATGGATTAACTGCTGCGATAGCTCCTAGTACAGGTCCAGCGTATCCAGCTAAATCTGCGTAGTCTCCAGAGGTAAATGCTTTATTTTCGTCAATGACAATATTTTTATTAGATGGTTTTAAACCTAAAGCTGTTTGGGCTGCAGGTGTTAAGGCAAGGCTGCCTTTTGAGTCTCTTACATATCCGCTTGAACCAATACCAGGAAAGTTATTTAATACGTTTTCTCTTTCAGAAACGTATTCACCATCTTTTCTATAAAAATCCTCAGCTACAGCTAACTGCGCTCTTAAAGCGTTGTTTTGTATACCTGTTTCGTAATCAAAATAAACTTTGTCGTATGCTCTAGAGCCTTCTCTTTTTGCAATTTCTGCTTTAGCTTTAGCGGCAGCATCTTCTGGATTGTCAGCGTTTACTCTAACAAAAACACCTTCAGCTAGCTTTACGTTATAAGTTCTCATTATTGGCCAGTAATATCTAGTTGTATATCATCTGGATTAGAACTTGGCGTGGTTGCTTGTGCAGACGATTGACGTTGTAAGTTATAACCCAATTCATCATTTAAAATCATTAAAAGTTCAATATCATCAAAAATAGATTTTGGGTCATAC